CCGTGATCTCCGCGCCCTTGACCGCGTTTTCGTAGGTTTCGTCGGCCGCTGCGTCAACCCGGTCCCAGAAGTCGGTGCCCGTGGCGTAGTTGGCTCGCGCCGCCTGCCGGCCCGCGGCCATGCGGTCAAGCTGTCCGATGATGGCACTCAGTGCGGCCATGTCGTCTCCTCTACAGCAGGGCGTCAAACCCGTCGGCGGTGAAAATGCGGTCGTTGCTCACAGAGCCGGCAACCGGGCTCTCGCTGGATGCCAGCGCCACGAGCGTATCCACGCCCGACGCCCATGCCGCCAGCCGGTCCCGCCAGGCGTTGAGATAGGAGTCGGGCCAAGTCTCTTCGCCCGACTCCTGGTTGGCGAACCCATCGCGCAGCGCATGGCCCACAATCGCCCCACGCATGGCGTGAAGCATCGTCTCTGGCAGATCGGTTGGCAGCGCGCCATAGCGCTGATAGATCGCGTCCTGGGCCTCGCTACGCAGTTCGCCGCCGATCTGCGTCACATAGTCGGTGACGGTGACCCCAGACGGCAGACCATCCAGGGTCACGGTCACCTCGACCGCGCTCACCAGCGTCGTGATGTCAGCGGCCGACAGGCCCATCAGGGCATCCTTCCTACGCCAGCATCGCGGTCAGGCGAGCGGCGCTCTTCTCCTCGAACGGCACCACGCCGTACCACTGCGTGGCGATGACGTTGGTGCCGCCGTTGGTGCCACGGCCCCACGGGGAGACGCCGGCCGGCACTTCGACCTCCTGGATGCGCACGCCCTCGGTAGCACCCTCGGCGCCGGTCCACACGATGGTTCGGCCAGCCGCGGCGTCCATCTCCTCGGAGATAACCCGGCCATACTCGTCGTCGGTGATCGGCGGGCGGTAGGCCAGGAAGCCGGTCTTGGCCGTCCACATGTAGGCTCGCGAAACCGCCTGCCCCTTGTTGGCGCTGTCATACGCCACACGCGGGATGATGATCTCGTCCAGCTCCATGAGGTCGGCGACCAGTTCGGGGGTGACCTTGGCCGGCGTCCCATAGCTGCCGTTGGCGCTCACACCGAGCGCCTGGAGGATGTACGTGTTCTTGCGCACATGGCTCCACACGGCCGGCGCCAGCACCAGCACGTTGGGCATGTAGCCGGTGGCCAGCGAGCGGTTCTCGCGCCACGTCTGCACATCGCCGAGGATATCCACCGTGAGCGAGTTGTCCCACTTGGTGCCGGGGGTCTCGCTGACGGTGAACAGGCTGGCGTCGTGACAGGCGTCGTAGATCGACTTCTCGCGCATCAGATCCACGCCGGCCTTGACGAACTTGGCCCCGTTGATCATTGCCTTCATGGCCGGCGACGCCTTGCTGGCGGTCGGTACGAAGGTGCTCTGCATGTGGCCGTCAGCATCGATGCTCAGGGTCGTCCACTCGAACTTGCGCTCGGTGCCGCCACCGTCCACTGTGGCCTTGTCGTCAACGAGCCGCAGGGACTCCTGGCCGAACTTCGGCACGCGCGCCGGCAACTCTTCGGTCGTGTAGATCGGGAAGATCCGCGTACCGACGTGCTTCGCATTCTGGTGGCCGACCACGATCCCGCTCAGGACCGGATTGGTCTGAGCAGCGCTCTGGCTAGGCATGTCGCACTATCCTTTCTGCCAGCCTACGCGGCGGCGTCAGTGAAGAGGACCGTGGCCTCCGGCGCGGCGATGGTGCCCGTGGAGGCGCCGCCGACCCAGTCCAAGGTGATCACGCCCCCGGCGGGGACGAGCGCCGTATCAAACGACGTGATCGACGTGACGGTCGAACTGGTCAGCGCCACCGGGGCGGCCAGGATGGACGTGCCGTCCACCTTGACATCCAGCGTCCCGCCGGCCGCGCCGACCGCGCCGTTGTAGCCCTGCACGCCGGTCAGCGTCCACGCCCGGCCCGTCGGGACCGTGGCGATGTACACCGAGGAGGTCGCGCCGGCCGACACGGTGGCGAGCGGCCCCTTGGCGAGCTGGCCGTACTCCACGTATCCCGAGCTCGGCACCACCTGGATGTCGGGGTCGAGCTCGACACTCACGATATCGCCATCGGTGCCGGCCGCCGCGCTGGAGTTGTGCATGAACCCCACGCGGTAGTAGGTGCCGGCCGCTTCGGGCAGCACGGTCACCTTGCCGCTGGCGGCCATGTAGACCGGCGTCGGCCGCGAGCTGGTCAGGCGCGGAATGGCGGCGCCCGCCACCATCTCCAGCACGCCCTTGGTGGCGATGCTTGCCACGTCGCCCAGCGAGTAGGCTTCGGTGGTCACGCCGTAGAAGTGCGTCGCCGCCGTGCCAACCTTGCAGCCACCGGCCGCCGCGCCAGCCGCGACGCACAGGTTGGCGCCGATGCCAGCAGAAGTCTCGACAGTGGCGGACTCCACGCGCTCAATGAGCAGGATGCCATCAGCCATTGGTCACCTCCAGAGCCGCGCGCTCCATGGCCGCGCTCTTGCTGAGCTTCGGGTCGGCCTTCTGATACTCGGCCGCCTTGGCGGACACGGCATCGGCGAAAGCGACCTCGCGGTTGTCGTCGCTGGGCAGCACCCGTTTCATAGGAACGGTGCCCTCGGCGGAAGTCAGCACGATCCGGGCCGCTTCGGCAAACTCCACCTCTCGGGTCTCCGTCTTACCGTCGGCGCTGAACGCCACGGTGGCCTTGGGCAGGCCGACCGCGAACGGGGCCAGCGCCTCCACCATGTACGGCGGGACGCCCTTCGCAATGGCCTGCGTACTGAACGCGGCCAGCGCCTGCTGGTTGGCCTTGGCCTCGGCCTCGTCGGCGCGCTTCTCGGTGTCGGCCAGCTTGGCGGAGAACGCGACGCGCTCTTCGGCCAGCTTCGCCTCAACGTCGGCCATGCTGAACGCCGGCGCGGCGGGCGGGTCGGCCTGGGCCTCCGGCTTGGCGAACAAGCCCTTGATGCCAGCCACAACGCCGGCAATGAGGCCCTGGGTGTCCACTGCCGGAGCCTCCGGCGCGGGAACGATGGGAGTCTCAGGCATGAGGTACCCTCCTCGGAACTCCGCGAGTCCGGTGTCGGGCTCGCTGAACTGCGCCCCGCGTACACGGGGCGTTGCGGTGACAGCCACCTTGGCGATGGCCTTGGTAGCGGTGTCCAGAAGCACACTCAGCCCGCGGGCCGCGAGGTTCCGGTAAATCTCGGGGTTCACAGCCACGCGCCCAACCAGCCACTCGCCGGGCTCTCCGCCGGGAGGCGCACCATGCACACGTCGCACCGAACCTGGCACAAGCCGGCCGAAGGGCAAGACGCGCTCGGTCGGCCCGTGCTCCAGGTCCAGGGAAGGTGCTATGGTGTTTCTGTTCGTGTTGGAAGCGATGGTATCGAGCAGCGCGGGGTCAGCATCCACGCCCTTGTCGGCGTAGCGGCCAGCCCGAAACAGCCAAGCGTCCCGCTCGATTTCGGCCACGTCGCGCGCTCCTGCTCACACACTACGCGCGGCGGCATGGAACAGGCGAACGGCAAGCCAAACGCGGACACAGGTGTAACCACTAGGCGGCGAGTGGTAGCGGCTGGCCGAAGCCCTCGGCCGGGCTCACAGGACCGTCAAGCAGCGTGCCATCGGGCGCCGGATCCTCGTCCGTGACCCACTGCGCCATAACCGCCATGATGGTCGTGCGGCAGTTGTAGTGGAACGGCGGATAGCTGGTCATCTCGTCTTTGGGCACGCGCTTGCCGACGAGCGCCTGGCAGATAGTCGTGGTGCGCGTGTCCTCAATCACGACGTACTCATAGCCCCATACCGCGTCACCGGCCGCCTCGATCTCAGTGGCCCGTCCGATGGTGTAGTAGCGCGTCGTCTCGGTGCGCGCCCATGTCTTAGCGTGGGCACCGGATTGGAGCAAGTCGGCCTCTCGCAGCTCGCGGCCGATCTCGCGGTCAGTCATCCCGGAACGTAGGCCGGATACCAGGATCTCCTTGAGCCGGTCGTACTGTTCGTCGGCCATCTGCTCGGCCAACACCGACGCCAGCCGGCGGTATGCCGCGATGTCAGCCTCCAGCACGGGCTCTTCGGCGAAGGCGACGAACGGGCGGCGGCTGGCCTCCTGCATCTCCTCGCGGGCGTCACGCACGCCGAGCCGCAGTAGCGTCAACACCGTTTCTTGCGTGCGGCGCGCCAGAGCCTTCGGCATCCGAGGCTTGCGCCAAGTCACGTCGCGCCGCTTGGAGGCCTGCTCGGCTTCGGACAGGACGTAAGCTTGTACGGCCAGCATGTCACGCGCCAGGCGCTTCTCGGCCGCGTTGACGCCGGCCGCGCGGGTTGGCGCGACGGCGAAGTGAATCACGCCTCCGGCCCGCCCATTCCGCCTGACTGCAAGGCCAGCAGGTCATCCACAGGGATCTCCATTTCGCGCGCTACCCATCGCAGTTGGTCCTCGGCCCGCGGGTCGAATGCACCGGCGTTGCCCAGTGCCAGCAGGATCCGCGACACCGCCTCACGATCCGGCTCACTGGCCGCCGTCACGGGTAGCGCGTGCTGAGTCTTGATGTTGCCGAACCGCATTGCAACAGCCGGCTCGATGACCTGGTTGAGCAGGCAGTCGGCCAGCCGCTCGGCCGTGTCGGTCTCGGCCATGATGTACGCCTCCAGCGCCACGCTGGCCTGAGCACGGGTGCCGAACTGAGCCTCGGCTAAGGTCAGGTGTGGGATCCCGTAGGCGTTGAAAATGTAGCCGTCCAGGCGGGCAATGACCGGCGCGAAGGGGGAATTTATATTCCAGCCCGGCGTGACGATCTGTACCTCGTCACCGGTCTGCATTGACATGGCCGCCTCGGCGCCCGCCGCTGACCATGCCGCGATGTACTCTGCTCCGTCTGCGGCATCGTTGGTCTTGAAGATCGCTGTGCCGATGCCATGCTTCTCGAGTCCGATCCCCTCAAAGGCAATCAGCCTGCGCTTGATGTACCAAGCGGTGTAGACGCGACGCGCTACCGGGTCTCCCCACGGGCTGCCGAACGCCTGGCCGCAGGTGTGGTGCACGATCTGGCGCGCGCCCTGCTCATTGTAGAACGGCACGCGGCCAGGGCCGGTCACGTCCACCGCCTCAACCTCGCCCGTCTCCTCGTTGCGGTAGAAGCGCCCGTACCACCATCGGTTCGGATGGCAGACGAACAGCTCTGTCAACCCCATCTCTCCGTCAACCATGCCGTAGCGTGGCTGGGCAATGGCCGCGCCGTAGTACGTGGCCGACTGCAACCCGCGCATGTCACGACGAACCGCAGGCAGGACCTTGGCGTTGACCCACTCGGCGACATCCTCGCGCTCGTCGGTGTACTCACCAATGCGCCTGGCTACCGACCGTTGGACAAAGCCATCGGCGAAACTGACGATGGGGTCACGCCGGATCATGTCCAGATAGGTCTGCAACGACACGTCCGACGCTTGGTAGCGGTCGGTCATGTATGTAGAGTAGGCCGCGAGTGATTTCAGGTAGGGCTCGGCCATGCGTGCTGCCTCACGAGTAGGCTACGCGCACCCGGAGGCAGACGGCACCCACTACTGAAAACGCGGACACAGGTGTAACCGCCTAGCCGTAGGCCGACCGCGCCAAGATGGCGTTGTGGGACGCATCGGGCTTCTGCCCGCCGGACTGTCGGCGCTTGCCGGCTATCTCACATAGGGCGTAGCGTAAGCTGTCCGCGGCGTGATCCTCGCCGTCGGTGTCCAGGTCCTCAACGTCGCGTGCATCGTAGACCAGGCCCGGCAGGGTGCGGATGAGGTTGGCGCAGGTTGAGAACACCTGGAGCCGAGGCGCCGCCGCGGCCGTATAGCGCAGGAACTCATGTACCACCTGCCAGCCGGGAAGGCGCGGATTGTAAGCCGGTTGCATGATGAGACCGGTGCGGCGGCATAGGTCGGCCAGCGAACCTCGTTCGTCGGGACCCTTAGCCCACATGCTTGGATCGCCAAGGCTGGCCTTGTACCGCTCGGTGCCCGACAGGTTGACCACGGCTGCCGCGTTGTCGGTCAGCAGCGCACCGGCGCGGTAGTGCTCGCGGTAGGCGTAGACGCGCAGTGAGCCGGGGTCCATAGCGAGCCACAGCGTACACCACGGGGCCGCGCCGCCATAGTCCGTCGCCCGCCAGCGCGGCCAGTGTTCGGGGATGGTGAACGGCGCGCACACATGGGCGTCGGCCGACCACTCGGGGAAGTACTGACCCTCGAACAGGTCCCATGAGCCTTCGAGATACGCCTTGCGCTTGGTCGGCGGCAGGGCGTCAACGCGGGCGCGGTAGGCAGGCGTGTCCACTGCCGGATTGT